ACTGGACTTCACGTAGTTGGTGTTGCTACAGTATTAAATGTAAATGCAACCAACGTAACTGCAGGTGTTGTTACCGCAACTACATTCAGTGGTGCATTGAGTGGTAATGCAACTAGCGCAACCACAGCAACTACTGCAACTAATGTTACCGTTGCAGATGAATCTTCTGATACTTCCTGTAATGTTTTATTCACAACAGCAGCAACAGGTGATTTAGCACCAAAATCTGGTACTAACCTAACATTTAACTCTTCATCTGGAGCACTAACTGCAACATCTTTTGTTGGTGACTTAACTGGTAATGTAACTGGTAATGCAACAGGATTATCAGGAACACCAAATATTGATTGTGGAACAGGTTCATTCACTGGTGATATAGATATTGCCGATAAGATTGTTCATACTGGTGATACTAACACTGCTATTAGATTCCCTTCTACAGATACAATTACTCTTGAAACTTCTGGTAGTGAAAGACTTCGCATAACTTCTGCCGGTAATATCGGTATCAACTCCACGTCGCCTGGATTCCCTTTAGTAGTCCAGGCAGACGGTAATCGTAACTCCATTCAAATTATTAATGCAGGTTCAGGCACTGAAGAGGGCAGGCTGTATTGGTACGCATCAGATGCATCAACTATTCGTGGTGCAATTAGTGGTCAAGAGAACGGTCTTTTATTTTTTGCTGGCGGCGCAACAGAGCGAGCTCGCATAGATTCAAGTGGTGACATGGGTCTGGGTGTTACACCCAATAATTTTGGTAGTCAAAGAACTTTTCACATCAAAGGTCCATCAGGTGAAGGCGCTGCTATTCGACTGCAAGATAATGGAGATACAGCAGACTCAAACGATTATATAATTTATAAAAATGCCTCTGCTGCTTATTTAAGGGTAAACGGAACCGACCCGTTGCGTTTTTACCTTAATGGCGCTGAAAGAATGCAGCTAGACTCAAGCGGTCGGCTGTCGATTGCGAACGATATCCCAGGTAGTTTTACTGGCAACGGTTCTGACAATCTCGTTGTTGGTTCTGGAAGCGGACATGAAGGTATAACAATTTACTCCGGCAGTAGCCATACAGGTGCGCTTTCTTTTGGTGATGGAACTTCAGGCGATGCTGCATATCGTGGAGGTGTTGAATATAACCATTCAACCGACAAGTTGCAATTTAGGGCTGGCGGTGTAGCCAACCGTGTAACCATAAGCAACGCAGGTTTTATCGATGCTGCAGGCGGTGCAGAATTTGGAGGCATAATCTATGCTCAGGCTGGCGCTGTCGCTGAGATCGGCACTCTCACCAGTGGATCAACTGTTACGCCTGACTTTGCGACTCACTGCAACTTCACGTTAACGCTTGGAACGAATGTCACCCTGGCTAATCCAAGCAACGTGATTGCAGGTCAATCGGGTTCTATCTTCCTGGTGCAGGATGGCACCGGATCCAGGACCATAACTTTCGGTTCCCAGTATGACTTTGCTGGCGGAACCGCACCCACGCTCTCGACTGCAGCCTCAAGTGTTGACCGGTTAGATTACATCGTTCGCACTTCTAGTTCTATTCACTGTGTTGTTACCCTTGCATACTCATGAGTTTATTTCACGATAACGTCCTTCTTGGTGCTTCTGGATCAGGAAGTGGTCCTTTGTACGTCGATGACGTGTTTAGCACTGCTTTGTACACAGGCAACAACAGCTCGCAAACAATTACGAATGGAATTAATTTAAGCGGTGAAGGTGGATTGGTTTGGGTTAAATCAAGAACCACCGGTACTTATAACCATATCGCTATGGATACTGAGCGTGGGGCTACATCTAGCTTAAAAATCAATTCAAGTGCATCATCTGAGACTATCTCGACACGTGTTTCTGCATTTACAAGCACTGGTTTTAGCGTAGGTTCAAACGCCAATGTAAACGCTAGTAGCAATGATTACGTTTCTTGGAGCTTTCGCAAAGCACCGGGGTTCTTTGATGTTGTTACTTATACCGGCAACGGATCGAATCGAACGATCGCCCACAATCTCGGCTCAGTCCCTGGATTTATCGCAGTCAAAGCTATCGATGATTCTCGTCATTGGTGGTGCTTTCATAGAAGCATCGGCAATACTAAGGCGATACCTTTAAGCCTTAACCAAGCACCTACTAACGCTGCAGCTTATTGGAACAACACCGATCCAACAGACACTGTATTTACAGTGGGTACGGATGCAGATGTCAATCAAAACAATACTAACTACATTGCCTATTTGTGGGCTCACGACGATCAATCGTTTGGTACGGATGAAGACGAGGCGATTATTAAATGTGGCCAATATACTGGCAATGGCGCCACAGATGGCCCTGAAATTGATCTAGGTTTTGAGCCACAATGGGTGATGATTAAAGCTCGCGACGAGGGCGGAAATTTTCGCAACTGGGCAATTTTTGACAATATGCGTGGGGTGTTTACTACCCATGAGGATAAAATACTATCTGCCAACTTAACTACGCAAGAAGATTCTGGTCAAAACAGTGCAAGTACAAATTTTATAGATTTTACTCCAACCGGCTTCAAGCTTAGTGATAGTGGCATGAACGTTACTGACAACAATGGCAACCGATATATCTACATAGCAATTCGCCGTCCGCATAAGCCGCCCGAGTCTGGAACGGATGTGTTTCACATGTCTACAGCCGCTGAAAATACTAATTTCGATGTAGGTTTTGTGACAGATCTTACTTGGGTTAAATCCAGAAACTCTAGTGGAGACTGGTATGTAGGTACGCGATCAACTGGTAGAAAGTATTTGGCTTTTCAGATCGATGAGCCTGAGAGAACTGCTTATTGGAGGTGGGACACTCCGATAAATCAGAATCGAAATCCTGTGGTTTCAAATACTCCACTTACTTTTTCGTTTAAACGCGCCCCAGGGTTCATGGATGTGGTGACTTACTCCGGGACAGGATCAAATCAAAATATAACCCATAACTTAACTGTTGCTCCGGAAATGATCTGGGTTAAAAGAAGAAATGGCAATGATTACTGGCGTATTTATCATTCCGCTCAAGGCAACTTTCGATATCACGATGGTTTTAAAAAGAGTGAAAAATTTGACGTTGACAGCAGCAATGCGTACTGGAATAGCACATCACCTACAGCGACACAATTTACCGTTGGAACAGAAGGTGCGGTGAATGGGTCTGCTAACACATTTGTTGCTATTTTATGGGCCACATTGCCTGGCGTAAGCAAGGTAGGCAGCTACAACGGGACTGGCAGTGCTTTAGACATTGATTGCGGTTTCACAAACGGTGCTCGTCTTGTCATCATCAAGCGTGCCAATACTGTGACAAACGGTTCAGACAATGTAGACCCTAGCCATTGGTTTGTTTTTAATTCCACTCGCGGGATTGTATCTGGCAACGATCCTTTTCTTCTCTTGAATGAGCAAACCCAGGAATTCACAAATGAAGACGGCATAGACCCGTTGAATTCTGGCTTTACGGTAGTTGGCGGTGGTAAAGGACTTAACGTAAGTGGGGGCCAGTACATCTTCCTCGCTATTGCTTGACATAAATACTAATTAAGGCACTTTTCTTACATGGATATCGCAGAATAATTATGTTAATACGCAATCGCACTACAGGCGCTGTTATCACAATCAGCGAATTTAAATCCTTACACCCTAGAACTGCTTTTCCAAAGCAGATCAACACTCTTGTGCTGGACAGCTACGGATACGACGCAGTGCTGAATGGTCCTCAAGCTTCTACAAGTGGTCCTTACGAAACCAGTGTTTATGATGGCGTCGAAGAGATTGATGGACAGTGGTTCACTAAGTATGTCGTAGGTCCAGTCTTTACTGACATTGAAGGTGGAGAAACTGCCGCAGAACAACAAACTGCATATCGCGCAGGTGTTGATAGTAGAGTTAGTGAAGCAGCAAGAACAGACCGCGATGCACGTCTTACTGCTTGTGATTGGACTGTATTACCCGACAGTCCTTTAACAACGGAAGAGAAAACAGCATGGCAGACATATCGTCAAGCACTTCGTGACATTCCCACTGCGGAAGGTTTTCCACATTCTCACACCTGGCCAACTAAACCATCCTAAGTTTCTTTTTTAAATTCTACGTGATAGAATAAACCATATAAGGTAGATTATAATGACTTCTTCAATACCTAGAGCAGGTGAACCTATCAAATTTGTACCGAAAGGTTGGGGATTTGAAAAGTGGATTGTGAACTGTGAAAAATATTGTGGAAAAATTTTGTTTATTGCAAAAGATAAGAAGTGTTCCTGGCACTACCACGATAAGAAGGACGAAGTATTTTACGTTCAAAGTGGTAAAATACGGATTTCTTATGGGTGGACTGATGATATTGAAACATCAATTACAAAGATATTAGAACGTGGGGATAAGTTCCACGTTCCTATTGGTATGAGACATCAGATGTATGGACTAGAAGACACAGAATTGTTTGAGTTTAGTACAGAACACTTTGATTCTGATAGCATTCGAGTCACCCCTGGGGATACTTTATAGTGTCCCGTATTTCGCTGTGATAAATAATAAAAAAATACCGCAAATATAATGTCGCAGACAAAGGCACAATTAGTAGGTGGTGTTGGGTTTTCCACCGCAGATAGTTTAACCGTTCATAATGGACTAGCGGTCACTGGAGTTATTACCGCTACTAGTTTTGCTGGTAATATTTCTGGCGATGCTACAGGATTGACGGGTTCTCCAAACATTACCGTTACAAATATTACTGCTTCTGGTAACGTCACCGTTGGTGGAACTCTGACTTATGAAGATGTAACCAACATTGACGCTATTGGTATTGTTACTGCTAGAAGCGGTATCAATATTACTGGTGCTGGAATGACCGTCACTGGAATAAGCACATTTAGAGGTGATGTTCAAGTTGCAGATAAGATTGTCCATCTTGATGATTCTAATACTGCTATTAGATTCCCTGCTGCTGATACATTTACAGTAGAGACTGGTGGTAGTGAGAGAGTTCGGGTAGATTCAAGTGGAAATTTTGGTATTGGCGCTTCACCAAGTCATGTTTTAGACGTTACAACGACAGGGGACAGAGTAAGATTTAAAGCTGGTAGTGGGGATTGTGATATTGAATTATCTTCAATAGCTGGAAGAGATTATTTAATTTCAAGTAAAACAGATGGTTCATTAACATTTTTCGATGAAGATGCTTCTGCTGAGCGGATGCGTATAACTTCAAGTGGAAATTTGGGCGTCGGCACCGCGTCGCCTAGTTTCAAACTGTCCGCCGCTGGCGGAGGCATTAGCGCTCAAACATCCTCAAATGATGGGGCACTTGTATTTTTACCTTTGGGAGCAAGCAATGAAAACAGAATTTACTCAAGAAGCAGTGTCACTGGAACTGGCAACAAAGATTTAGCTTTCCGTATAGGTGACACGGAGCGCCTACGCATAGATTCAAGTGGGCGGTTGTTGTTGGGGACGAATAGTGTTTCTTACCATACGACTGCTGTTTTTGAAGGCAATAGTGGAAGTGCTACCAATCAAGGTCAGATTTATATAAACCGAGGCGAAACTAGTGTTACCAGCGGCGAAATATTAGGCATTATTAGATTTGGTGCGACAGGAGATCTTCGCGGCGCTGATATTAGAGGTGTGGGTGACGGAACCTGGGCAACTGATGACTACCCCACCTCTTTACAGTTCCTCACTACATCCGACGGTGGAAATAGCCCTACAGAGCGAGTTCGTATAACTTCTGCTGGCCGAATGGGAATTAACCAAACATCTCCAACTGCATTTATTCACGCCAAATCAGGAGCAAATGACGGGACTGTTATTGGAACTTTTGAAGGAGCCACTAACAATAAGTTAGACATTAAGTTCAATTCTGGTGGCCCAGCATTAAATGTTACGGCAGGTGACCCGCTTGTTTTTGAGATAGGTGGCACCGAGGCGGCACGCATCGACAGCTCAAGGCGGTTGCTTCTGGGTACGACGACTGAAGGTGAATCGACTGCTGATGATTTAACTATTGCAACTTCTGGACATACTGGAATCACTCTCAGAGGCAGTACTTCCGATAATTGCAATATCTATTTCTCAGACGGTACGTCTGGTGCAGATGAATACAGGGGCATTGTTAGATATGCTCATTCTTTGGATTCTTTAGATTTTTGGTCTAATGCGTCACTCCGGATGCGTGTTGATTCAAGTGGTCGATTGCTTCTGGGCACGACGACTGAAGGGAATGCCAATGCTAATGATTTAACGATTGGGGATGCTGGTAGTACTGCTGGAATAACACTTAGAAGCGCGAATGATGGCTTTGCCAATATCTATTTTTCAGATGCACACGCCGGTGCTGGTGAATTTGCTGGTTGGATTCAATATGGACACAGCGATAATTATTTAGCTCTTGCTACAAATAATGCTGAGCGACTACGAATTGCTTCATCAGGGCAAATCGGACTTGGTGGTGCTAACTATGGAACCAGTGGTCAAGTAATTACATCTAATGGTTCTGGTAGTGCTCCAACGTGGCAGGATGCTGGTGGTGGTTCTTGGAACTTGATATCTACTGTTACTGCAAGTGGAAGTGCATCATCGGTAAATATCACTGGCACAAGTTCTACCTATAATCAATATTGTATTATTGGTAGGAATATTAAGGTAAGTAGTACAGATTGGTATTATGCTCAATTCTTAAATTCCAATGGATCATCGCTGACGACTTATGCTAATTCTTGGTACTCAACTGTCAGTAGTTCTGCTAGTAGTATGAGTTCCAATCAGGATACTTCATATTTCCGTCCAGGAAGGGGAGGCGATAGCACTGATGATAGGTCTGATTTCTGGTTATTCTTTAACTCGACGCATGAAAGCAGCACCGAAACATTCATCTACCAATGGCGAAGCGTCAATTCTATTGCTGATGTAATTCGTTTTATGAATGGGGGTGGAGGAGTACATCAATCTTTCACAAATATCAGTGGACTAAAAGTTTATGTTAGTAGTGGAACAATTACTGGCACTTTCCAACTGTATGGAATTAGTTAATAGTTAAATATTTAAAATTAAGGAGTTAAAAAATGACTAGATATCACGCAACAGCAGAAGGTAACGTACCTTTTACCGCAGAAGAAGAAGCAGAATTTGATGCCTGGGAGGCAGGTGCAAATGACAGAAAAGCAGTAGATGCTCGTCAAGAACGTAATCAACTTCTGTTAGATTGTGATTGGGTGGCAGGTTCTGATGTAACCATGTCAACTGCCTGGAGAACCTATCGTCAAGCACTTCGTGATATTCCTTCACAAGAAGGTTTCCCTAATGATATAACCTGGCCAACCAAACCATCCTGACAATCACCTAAAAAACCGTCACATAGACCCATCAGTATCCTGCTGATGGGTTTTATAGTATGTGGACACAACAGAGGAGGGATGACCACCACACATAAACTAATCTTTATTGCTTCG